CGTTTTCTGACCCTATGGGAGCGCGTGCTGTTTGCATTCGGTATTAAGCCCGCCGCCTAGCCCGAGGCAGATCATGAGCGAACTTATCTTCTGGCTGATCTTGGCCAACATTGTTCTCGCGATCCTCTCGGTTGCTATCAACCTGACGGTGATCACTGTGTCTCGTCGCAGTCGCTTTCCTCCTATGCCCATGCGGCCAATGGCCACGTACCTTGAGCGAATACATGACCACCGCCCAGCGTGAGGAAGGGTAACGGATGCAATCCTTCCACTTCGGCCATGTCTCTGTCGACATAGGAGACGGCTATACCGTCACCACGCTTGCGGATGGGTCGAAGGTGCCGGCGCAACACGCCGAGCAGCCAGGGCAGGCAGAGATTGCCGCAGCGCATGGATATGACAGCGCGGAAGAACTCAACCGGGATCACGACCTGGCCCATTCGCTCCTGTCCCACATGATCGGGCTGGAGGCATCTCCCACACTGGCAGGTGTCGCAACCGGCAAGCACTTCAAATACTGGCAGGTGGAAGAGGCGGCGGTTCTCGCGCTGCAGGCGTTCTGCAAGGTCGCCGGTGTCGATCTGATGGAACTGGCGAAGAGGTATAGCAATGGCTGAAGCAGTATTGGACGGCAAAGAAGCGCTGGCTAGTCTGGTCATCAAGATCCGCTGGCCCCGCACTCTTGGCTTCCGCATGTGGCTCACTGCCCGTCTGCTCGATGCCGTAGCCTTCGTTTCGCCTGTTGGCATGGATGCGCAGATCATAGACACTGCCCCATCCGAAGCCTCTGAATGGACCCGGTATGAAGGCGACACGCTGGAAGGCGGCAAGATCGTTCTCAGCCAATACCCGGAAGGCTACATCCTCCGCCACCATGGCGAGGTGGTGTGGCGCGAGTGGGATCAAGAGGAAGCGCAGGTTGCTCAAGTGCCACCGCTCAAGGGTGGGTTTGTCCAGAAGCAAGGCACCAACCCAGAGCCCGGCAAGGGCTTCATAAGCAGACCCGCTCCGCCAGCACCCATGAGGCGAAACAATGCCCGGTAGACCACCAAGCATGTACGGCGAGGACTTCAAGCGGAAGCAGGAAGCGTCCGATATCGCGGCGAACTGGTTCACCATCGGGTTGGCGGTCGGCTTGGTGATCACGACCGCCATCTTCCTCGCGGCATGAGCAGGCCTGACTACCGCAGCAAAGAGGCAGAGGCGTAATCGATGGCCCTTGAACGCTGCATCAAGACTGAACACTCCGGTGCCAAGAACGGCGATAAGATCGGCAAACGGGTAGACGTGAAGAAATCTTCCAGAAAGCGCCGTCGACACAACGGCAAGCGGATGACAAGCACTTCTCTCCGCGCTGATGGCTAAGCGGTATCGTCCAGAGCACCAAGCGCTATACAAGCTGCCCGCTTGGCAACCGCTTCGCCGTTCGGTTTTCCTTCGAGATAACTATACCTGTCAATGGCCCGGCTGCCGCCGGCTACTTATCGGGAAGGGAAAGGCGCCGAACGCGCCAGTCGCTCACCACAAGCGGGACCACAAGGGAGACATTAAGCTCTTCCTAGATCCTGAGAATATCATGGCGGTATGTAACGAGTGCCACGACGGCCCGATCCAGCGCAGCACGCATCGCGGATACGTACCCGGTCATGGTGAAGACGGCAGGCCCGTAGATCCTCAACATCCCTGGAATCGGAAACAACCATGATCAATCTCGGAATGACGGCTGAAGACAGCATCACTGGATTTATCGGAGTGGTGACTGGCCGCGCCACCTACATTACCGGCTGTGATCAATACCTGCTGTCCCCAAAGGGCGACAAGGAAGCGCGTTGGTTTGATGAGCAGCGCTTGGTGCTGGACACCGCCGCGCCGCAGGTTGTCCTCGACAACTCGAATGGAAATGGCGCGGACCTTCCAGCGCCTATCAAGTGAGGCAAGAATGAACGAAGATCTCGAACTGGCTCTCGCCTACTGGCGCACCATGGCTCCTCAGCCTAAGGCGATCGTCTATGCCAACGCGATCGAGGCGAGACTGAAGGGCACCGAGGCCAAAGAGTTGGTCATCGACCACGAGCTGAGCAACGCGATCACCCGCGGTGCATCTATCGCCAGGGGCAGGGGCATGAAGTTGGAAGGCAGCGGCCTTGAGCAGAAGGCAGAGGCCAACGCAACCACGTTCGAAGCAGCCAAGCCCAAGCCCAAGCCCAAGGTCAAGCGGGCAAGCAAGGCAGAGACTGAGTGATGGAAGAGATCAACATCCGCTTCGTTGGGGATATGACCAAGCTAACGCTTGAGCCCGGCGACATGCTCGTTCTGCAACTGGACACTCACATCCCGGACGAACAGTTCGAATACTTGAATAGCAAGATGGCTGAAGTATTCGGCAAGGGCCGCGTCGTCGTCCTCGACAAAGGCATGAAGCTCGGTGCAGTCAACATGCCGCAGGACATCTATGTCGATGGCAACGGTAACGCCATGCCCTCGCCACCTCCGATGCAGAGGAAGCCGTGATGGCCATTCCCAAGCCCTGCGATGCGGCACTCGTCGTCACCCACTATGAAGACGGTCGCATGAAGGTGACGCTGCATGGCAAGCCCATCCCGGGTGTCGTGGGTGCGGAGGTAAAGCAAGAGGGGAGAGATAGAGCAGTGCTCCATCTCTCCATCATCGGGCTCGCCTATCGGTTGGAGACATCACCTCCCAAGCGGGGCGAAGACAGAGGGCAGGTGGAAGTCATCGAGGCGTCAGACCACCCCCTCAAATCTTAAAGACCCCCCCTCTCAGCCCGTATCCGCGTCCCCCCTGCATTTGCACTGAAATCAATTCGGAAAAGGGGGTAGGGTGGTCAAGGTAGTTCAACCCGCTTACGGCCGTGTCTTCGCCAATGACGAGGGTGCTGCTGAACTCGCCAAGGTCCTCTGGAAAGAAACGGTCGACGCGCTGAAAGAGGCCGGTGCCGTGACCGCTGCCAACCTGGCCCGTGCCGACCGATATATTCGAGCAAAAGTCGAGTACGAAAACCTTTACCCGACCGCGTTCGATCAGGGGCCAGTCCTTCAGGGCGAGGAGGGTGGCGAGTATTTCAACTACCGCTGGAGCGCGTGCGAAAAGCTGAACGAGCGGATGCTGAAACTGGAAAAGGCTATGTTCGGTGAAGCAGCAGGCAAAGCGAGCGAGAATAAGCCCGGCGCCGGCAAAACAGCCGCCGACGAGTTCCTCCGACCCAACAACGGGGTACGCCAATAAGGTCATCTCGGGTGAGATCATCGCAGGCCGTTTCGTTCGTGCCGCGTGCAAGCGTCATCTCGATGACCTGAAACGAGGGCACAAGCGCGGGCTTAGCTTCGATGTGGATCAAGCGGGTAGGGCGCTCCGGTTCTTCCCGGCCATGTTCACCGTAACGGCCGGTGAAAAAGTCGGGCAGCCGTTCCACCTGCTGGACTGGATGACCTTCGTTGTCGGCTCGCTTTTTGGGTGGCGAAATGCAGACGGCAGTCGCCGCTTTCGCCATGCCTGGATCGAGACGGGTAAGGGGCAAGCCAAGTCGCCGCTGATGGGCGCGATCGGCGTCTACATGATCGGCTTCTGTGGTGTGAAGCGGGCCGAGGCTTATGCCATCGCGACCGACAAGGATCAGGCGAAGGTCTTGTTCTCCGACGCTGTGGCGCTGTGCCGCGCGGATATTCCGGGCAAGGATGGGGAGACGCTGGAGAGCCGCGGAACCGTCATCATTCGCGGTGTCGGTGACAATGCCTGGAAGATCGAAGTGCCGGAGATGGAGGCCAAGTTTCTGCCGGTTGCCACGGGCGATACGATATCCGGCCCCAAGCCGATTGCGGTCTTCGGTGACGAAATTCACGAGATGAAGACGGGCAAAGCGATTGATCTGTGGAAGGCTGCCATCGATAAAATGTCCGGGGATCCGCTTCTAATGCTCGGCACAAACACTCCGGCTGCCGACCAGGCGTTCGCGACTGACCGTTCGATGTTTTATCAGCGCGTTGCGGAGGGCGTCATCCCCGATGATAGCGCGTTCTCCTACATCGCAAGGATCGACGAGGACGACGATCCTTTCAACGATGAGACCTGCTGGGTAAAGGCGCTCCCGGCGCTCGGGATCACCTATCCGATCGACAATGTCCGTCGCCGTGTCGAGACCGCAAAGCACATCGCCTCGGAGAGACTGGCAACGGAAAGGCTTTATTTCGGTAAGCCGGTCGGCTCTTCAGGGTTCTGGCTTCCGGATGAGCAGGCCTGGAGGGCCTGTTTAGGGCCTGTTTTGAGCGAGGAAGTGAAAGATTTTCCGTGTTTCCTAGCCCTGGACCTCTCGCGCAAGAACGATTTGACCGCGCTTTCTGCCTGCTGGCGACGCCCGGACGACAAGCTGACTTTGCGCACCTGGTACTGGACGACGCGCGGCGGTCTGGCGAGACGAGAGGCACAGGACGGCATTCCCTACACGGCCTTCGCTGCCGACAAGTACGTGACGATCTGCGAGTCCGAGACGATCGACTACACGTTCGTGGCCCAGCAAATCGCTGCGCTGCGAGCCGAGTTCAAGATCGACAGCCTCACAGTGGATCCAGCCTACATCTCCGAGTTCATCAAGGCTGCCGCTGATATCGGCCTCCCGATGTGGAGATATATGGGCCCGAAAGAGCCAGCAGGATCGGGGCTGAAGATTGTAACCCATGCCCAGGGCACGAAGATCGCCTTCGAAGATCGGCAGCTCTGCATGCCGCACTCGATCAGCCGGATGACGGACAAGATCCTCAAGTCCGAGATCCTGATTGAGGAAAATAAGCTAACCGACGTTTGTGCGTCAAACGTGGTCCTGATCGCCGACGGGATAGGAAACCAGATGTTCGACAAGAACAAGAGCCGTGGCCGCATCGACGGGATGGTGTCGATGGCAATGGCGGTCGGCGCATCTAAGTCCGACAAAAAGGCAAAGGGCAGCTACATGGCGCGCGGGGTCAGGGTGGCATGATGTGGCCGTTCTCAAACATGCAGAAGAAGGACCGCGACCTCAACGGAAACCGGTTCTATCAGGAATACATCATCGAGCGCGAGATCGTCGCGAGCGAGAAGCACCTCAAGGTAACCGCCGCTCTTGCTGCCGGCCTCCGTATTGCCGAAGGTGTGGCGGCCATGCCGATCATCACCGGCAAGAAGATCTATGACGAGCAGGGCCGCATGGTCCGGACGCCGGTGATGGACGGCGACCTGGCAGAGCGCCTTATGGTTCGCCCAAATGATTACATGACGCCGATCGAGTTCGTGGAATGCCTGACGTTACATGCGGTCTTCGACGGCGTCGGCAGGGCCTATATCGATCGCGGTTACAAGAAGCGCATCAAGCGGCTGGTCCCGATCATCGACGGTCAGGTTCGACCTATTCGCGACCCGGAGACCGCCAGAGTTACCTACACCGGCACTATCCCGGGCATCGGATCGGTCGATGGTCTGACGCGCGAGGACTTCATAGAGATATCGAACCCCCGCTGGGACGATATGGAAGGCCTCGACATCACCAACGAGATCAAGAAGGTTCTCGGCCTAGCTCTGACGCTGGAAGATAGGCAAGTCGACGATGGCAAGCAGAAGGGCGTCCGCGGCTACATCACGACCGACCAGACGCTTGGCGAAGATGCGGCTGCGGCTGTCGAGACCGCGCTGAAGGACAAGCTCCCGGGTACGCCGATCTTCGACAGCGGAGCGAACTATAAGAACATTCAGCCGACACAGGCTGAAATGCAGCTCATGGAGACACGGCGCTTCATCATTGAAGAGGTTGCCCGTGCCTACGGCATTCATCCGATCTTCCTTGCTCATGATGCAGCCGGGCAGTCGCTCACCCGCATTGCGGACGCCATGGATTACCACGTCACCGTCACGCTGCAGCCGTGGGCGCGCCGGTGGGAGCAGGGTATCGCGTTTTCGATGCTCGACGCCGACCAGTACGTGAACCTGGACGAGACCCAGTACTATCGAGGCGACCTGAAGACGATCGGCGAGTACGCATCGAAAGCCCTCGGCAACAATACCGCCTGGGAAACCCAGAATGATATCCGCTCCCGCATGGGTCAAAACCCGATCGACGGCGGCGACGAACTCCCTAAGAACGAGGCGAGCAATGGACCTTGAAACGAAATTCGCCCGTCTTGAAGACGAGACGGTCAAGGAAGACGGCACCATTGCCGGCTATGCCTCTCGGTTCAACGAGAAGGACCATGGCGGCGACATTGTCCTTCCCGGAGCCTATACGAAGAGCCTCACCGAACGGCGCCCGCTCATGCTGTGGAGCCATGACTTGAAGCAGCCAATCGGTGTTTGGACGAAGGTTCAGGAAGACGGCGTTGGACTCCGCGTGGAAGGGAAACTGGCTCTGAGCACCGTCAAGGGCCGCGAGACCTACGACCTTCTGAAGATGGGCGCCATTAACGGCATGTCCATCGGCTTCAAAGCCATTCGGACTGGGAGGGATGGCGCGGCACGGCTGCTCAGAGAGGTTGCGCTGTTCGAGGTCTCCATCACGCCGCTGCCGCTTTTGGATTCGGCTACGATCGATGCTGTGAAGAGCATTGACGACATCATTTTGGCCACGAAGGAAGGAAACTTCGTGCCATACAAACGTGCCGTGGAAGGCGCCCTGCGTGACGCGGGCTTCCCGGCATGGCTGGCAAAGGCCCAAGCGGCTCTTGCCCCCCAAGCTCTGGGCGATGGACAGCGAGACGCGTCCGCTTCGGAGATCGCGAAGCTGATCAAGACCAGCTTCACTGTCTGACCCCCATCATTCGGAGAAACGAGATGGACATGGAAATTAAAGAGGCGCTCGACGGCGCCGCTGCGATGATGCGCGACATCAAGAAGGCGCAGGATGATCTTACCTCGCAGATCAAGGCGCTCGACGAGAAGAAGGCCTCCGGCCAGGATATCAGCGATATTAACGGCCGGATCGAGGAGAAGGCGAAGGAACTTGCCGAGCTGGGCGAGAGCTTCACCGATCTGCAGAAGAAGATGAGCGCCCGTCGCGACGAGACCAAGTCGTTCGGCCGCCTGGTTGCTGAGCAGAAGGACTTTGGAGACAAAATCCGTTCCGGCGATCGCATCGAGATGAAGGACATCACGTCCGCATCCTTCGGTGACATCACCTTGCCAGCCGGCGTCCGTCGCCAGAACCGTGGCCTCATCGCCCCGACCACCCAGACGCTGTTCCTGCGTGACGTGATCCCGACCCTTGCCACCTCGGCGGCCGTGATCGAGTACCTACAGGAGACCGGCTACACGCTGAACGCGGCCACTGTCGCGCCTGGTGCCCTGAAGCCTCAGTCCGAACTCACCTTTGCCGCCAAGTCGGCGCCGATGGTGAAGATGGCCCATTACTTCCGCGTTAACGAGGAAACCCTCGACGATGTGGACGGCATGGAAGGCTACATCAACCAACGCGGCCTCTATGGTCTTCAGCTGAAGGAAGAGGGAGAGGTTCTGAACGGTCCCGGCACTGCAAACCGGGTCGACGGCCTGATCGCCAACTCCACGACCTACGACAACGGCACCGTTCCGGGCGTGACGCCTGACAATGCCATGGATGACATTCGTGTCGCCATTGCCCAGGTGTCCGAAGCTGACCTGGTCGCGACTGCCATCGTCATGAACCACCTGGACGCCGCGGCGCTCGATCTGGCCAAGGACGCTGATGGGCGTTACCTGCACCCGGCATTCGCCGGCAATACCGCCTGGGGTCTCCCGGTCGTTCGCACCAAGGGGCTTGCCCAGGGCAACTTCCTGGTCGGCGGCTTCGTCGGCAACACCATCCTGTGGCAGCGCAAGGGCATCGAGATCCGCCGCTCCACGGAAGATCGCGATAATTTTATCGCAAATAAAGTGACGATCCTTCTGGAAGAACGGATCCAGCTCGAAACGCTGCGCCCCGAAGGCATCGTCTACGGCGCACTGTCGGCTCCGGCTCCCTGATCCTGACGAGGGCAAGATGAAGATCATTCAGTCCGGCGAACCGATTGGGGAAGTCCTCCCTCTTGCCCTCGCCAAACAGCATTGCCGTGTCCGTCATTCCGACGATGACACGGTGATCCAGCACTATATCGCAGCCGCCGTGGATTGGGTGGAAGAGGCGTGCCAGACGGTGTTCCTCCAAACCCAGTTCACGGCGACGGGCAACAGTTTCGTGCTGGACTTCGCAAGCTACCCGAACCCGCTTATTTCCGAGATCACCTATACCGATCCGCTCGGCGTGGCTGGCGATGTGACAGAATGGGAAATCAGGAACGGGGAGCTCTATGTCGAAGACAAGCTCGAGGTTTCGACGGTTTCCGTGGTTTTCAAGGCGGGCTTGGGTGCAGGCAATATTCCGCCGAAGCTCGTCCAGGCGGCGCTGATGCTGACTGCCAGCTTCTATCTACAGAGGGCTGATCTGACGACCGATCCGGCCAACAGCGTGCCAATGGGCGTCCGGGCTATGATCGCGCAGCATCGGAGCTTCGTCTTCGCATGATGGACGTCGGCAAGATGGACTACCTCGTGGTGTTCGAACAGCCGACGAAGGTCTCTGATGGGCATGGCGGCACGGTGAACGGCTGGGGAAATCCGGTCACAGCGGATGCGGCGTTCATGTTCCTGCGCGGCGGCGAGACGGTTCAGGCGGCGCGCCTCGCGGGCCGGCAGCCGATCGTGGTCACGGTGCACGACAATTCCCACACAAGGGCGCTCGGCACGTCCTGGCGGATGCGGGATGCTCGTAGCGGGCTGATCTACAACATTCGCAGCGGCCCCGTTCCAACCGGCAACCATCAGTATCTGGAATTCACGGTCGAAGGCGGCGTTGCCACATGAGCGTTTCCGTCTCCCTTCAGGATCTCATCTTCGCAAAGCTCCAAGCAGATGCCGGCGTAACGGCCATCGTGGCTGATCGCATCGTCGATGGGCCAGACGAAGACACCGAATTTCCATACATCAGCTTCGGTCCGATGGACTTCACCCCGGACGATGCCGACTGCATCGAAGGCCGGGAGGAGACGGTTCAACTCGACTGCTGGAGCCGTGACCAAGGCCGGAAATGGCCGTGCAAGCAGCTGGCGGATGCGGTGAAGGCCGCTTTGCACGAGGAAGAGGGTGAACTGACCGCCGGCGCTCTCGTCCAGATGCGGGTCAGACAGATCCGCGTGTTCGATGATCCTGATGGCCTGACCACGCATGGCGTTGTCGAGGTCACAGCTACCATAGAGGAATAAGGGAATGGCCCGCGTCCGCTTCACGCATGACTACGACTACAAGCCGACTGCCCAATGCACCGTAGGCTACAAAGCCGGCATGGAGAAGACGGTAAAACGGGACTGCGCCGACAAGGCTATCGCAGCCGGCAAGGCAACTTCCCTGGAGCAAGGCCTATCCGCAGAGACGGCAGATGAAGGTCAGAGCTAAGATCCTCGGCCGCGAGACCACGATGCGGCTGCTGAACCAGATCGTTCCCGAGGCTGAAAAACAACTCGCTGAGGCTCAGCTAAAAGGCGCGCAAGACCTTGCGGAGCGCATCAAACAAAGGGCGCCGGGGGACGGGCAGT